TTATCAAAAGACTAATCGAAATCGCTGAAACCCGCATAAACACTGGCTTTTTTAAGCAACTCGATTTATTCAAACTCGATTCCGGAAAGTAGGTTTTTGGTTATACCAAGTCCATTTTTCCGGTTTTGGCGTGCATAAATTCCGTTGCTTCCATTGTGTGTTTTTGAGTGCACAATGGATTGCTGTCAAATTGATGTCACGGGTCTTTGGCTATCTATCAAGTGGTTCATTCAGGTGTTAGATACATTATTATAATACACCTGTTTGCAAGAAGCGTCAATGGGCATAGAAAAAGAGGACAGCTTTACGCTGTCCCCTCTCTCACTCGCCGTCTTTTCTTTGGCCTGTCACAGGCTTTTCAAAGCCGGTCCGGTTTCGCACCCTCGGCTCAGGATTCGGTTCCCGAACCAGTATCTCAGTCGGGCTGCAGTCCAGCGCTTCGCAGATGAGGTCTAAATGGTTCAGATTCATCCGCTCGGCGATTTCGTTGTAGTAGTCGCTGATTGTAGTGGGGCGAATGCCCGTGGCGCGTGCCAGATCTGCTTGCGTCCATTTCAGCTCGCCTAGCTTCTTGGACAGTAAAATTCTAATCATATTCTCGCTCGCTCCTTACAATAAAAGATAACTTTTTCCACTGGAAAAGTCAGGAAAATGTTAGATTATCACGAATCTTGTTATTTTTTATCGTAAAAAAGCAAAAAAACACCCCCGTTACCCACTTCGACTTATAGTCTGATGGGTAACGGGGGTGTAATCATTTGCTCCGAGTATTCAGGTCGGCAAGCTGGCGTTGGTCGGATTCCCTATATCGCTCATCCACACCTTCCAGATGTGCAAGGCTTCTTTTCAGTTCTCCATTCCAATAAATCTGACCCGTTTCGGTCTCCATTCGCTCAATGCCGGCACAAATGCAGGATAGCAGGTCAAATGTAGCCTTTCGGCTGTCCATCTGCAAAATATACCGTTCTCGGCGCTGCTCATCGTCCTTTTCGCGTTTCTTTGCGGCACGATCAGCAGCTCCCTTGATAAGGATTTGATTCACAGCAAAACTAATCGCTCCACCCAGAAGTGTTCCAAGAAAAGCAACTACCGCTAAAAGCCACGCCGGAACGGCGACAGTGACTGTTTCAGCTGTCTCTGCAAGCACCTACATCCTCCTTTCAGTCCTCCGGCTGTGTCAGCAATTCGATCCATCTCGTTACGGGAAGACGATCCAAGAGCCAATCCACAAGCCGCTTAAGCATTCTTCAGCACCTCCAGCCCAGACTTTGCAGCGTTAAACGATGTCTGGACTGCTTTGCGAATTAAGTCGTCCGTCACAAGGAAGCGAATCGGTGCAGGCACCTTTTCGCGCAGCCAAGACACAACAACCGCAAGGCGCGCCTCGCCCAGTTTGGTACCAACGAACTCCTTCTCCGCTTTGGAGATAGCATCGATTGCCCACTCGATCAGAAGCGCCTTATAGCCGAAGCGAATCGCCACGACGGACAGAACTGCCATAATCAGAATCACGATACAGGCGGTAACAATATTCATAACGCTCATAGATTATAACCCCTTTCTCTCAAAGCTGCTTAGCGAGAGCCGCCTTTGTCTTTGCTCCAGCAATGCCATCAGCTGTCAGACCGTGAGCACTCTGGAACTCCTTGACTGTTTTTTCGGTATTCGCCCCGAAGATACCGTCCTTGTCGATTCCCAGTGCACCCTGCAGCACCGAATTGTACAAGCGCTGCGGGAAGCTGCTGGTGGACTTTTTCAGGTTGCTGGGTCCGAAAAGTTCTGCGACCCAGTTGGACGTGTATGCAGTAGAGCCTGCCACATTCGGGATGCCTGCGTACTGATGCACCGATACATACCCAGTAGAAATATCGTTGATGCGAATTTCCCAATGCAGGTGACTTCCGGTGCTGTGGCCGGTGCTGCCCTCAACACCAATCAGATCTCCCGGTTTCAGCTTCTGCCCGACGGCCACGTTGATTTTGGACAGATGCCCAAAATACATATAGTAGGCAGTGCTGCCGATACGAACCACAACACGCTGGCCAAAACCTTTCTTCGGAAGCGTTGCACACTCCCATCCAGCACGAATAACCGTACCGTAAACCGGGCAATAGATGCTTTTGTCTCCAATGCCCACGAGATCATATCCTTGGTGATATGTACCGTTTGCTCGCAGGTTTCGGTATGCCTGCGACACTCTGAAAGTGCCCTTATACGGAGAAATCAAAAAATCCACCTCTATTCCAAACAAAAAAGCCGCGCTGACCATCAGCACGGCTTCTCTCAACACTTTATAGCATCGTATTCGGCTTGCAGGATTGCTCTCTGCTCACCATAATTTTCAGGCTCTTCTCCTGTTTCAGCTGAAATGTCCTCCCAGCAATCCAGAAGATGAACCGCCGATGCTAACAGAACTTCGAGCTTTTGTTCTCGGCTCAAATAAAAGCACCTTCCATCAGGATTCCTTCGGTCGCGGACCGCAGATACGCAAGGCCTGCGCCTTGCTCAACTCGCCCTCGTCAACCTTTTCCCACACGCCTGCAGCGGTGATCTTCTTCATGCGGTACATAGTGCGATAAAACTGTTCCTTGCCCATTACAGCTCACCTCCCATAAACAGAGTTTCCAGCACGCTCACACGCTCTTCCAGAGAGGGCGCAGCTTCATCAGCGGTCGTCCATGCTTCTGCATAGACCCACCAATCATCAGCCGCCGCCGTGATGCTTTCCACGGTTTCCTCTGCGTAATCAGAACCCAACTTGCAAAGAGCCGTGGTGCACTCCCACGAAGTACCGCCCTGCTCTCCTTCGGGAGCCTCGGTTCGTACCTCATGAGCGTCCTTACGCAGGTACAGCCAAGCCGTACCGTCCGGCAGTTTTTCCAGCGTTACCGCCTGCGGATTATGGTCAAGATTCTCGGTAAAAATCATGCTGCTATCCTCACTTTCTTCATTGCATTTCTTTGTGTCGTTACGCGGATTGCTACTTTTGCGGCCGTGAACAGCTTTTTCTGTTTTAGGGCTTCGCTGATTGCACGAGATTTTGTCCAGTCAAAATAGCCGTTATAGCTGACCAGCTTGTATGACCGCCAGACCGGCACATATCCATTTCGTGAAACATCAGCCTTGGCTCGAATGTACTGCCGCCGAGCCCTCAGAAAAATTCTGGGGCGTATCGTGGTGTAGGTACGGTGCATCACATAGCCAGCCATATCCAAACCCGGGCATCCTTTTGCCGCTCCCGTTAGGTGTCTGCGTTGATGCTCTTCAGCGGCGCTAAGGAAGTCAACACGAACCCACTCGTTTTTTATTGTCAATCCCAGTTCGGTCAGCGCCCACTTAGTCAATTTTCGGGCTGCACTCTGTATGTCAGCCCATCGTCGGCCAAACAAAACAAGGTCATCCATATAGCTACCGCTGCGAATCACGAATCGCGTGGATGCTCCACGGCGAATCTTTGCATAACTCATGACCTTGACCAGCATATAGCTAGCAACAAGGTTAAAAAGCCACGCTTCAAGATAGCCGCCGATAAGCAATCCCTCACCCGGAGCCATTGCTAAAAGACATTTGACAACAGCCAGAAGCCATGCTGCTCCCGGGATTTCTTTCTGCAGGATCTTCATCACAAGTTCCTGTTTTGTGTGGGCGTATGCCCCCTGCACATCCAGCTTTATTGCATACTGTATGCCAAGACTTTTTCTGCGAAGCCAACGCTCGACTTGACGCTTCAAAGCGATTTGTCCCTTGCCGGGAATACTGGCAAATTGATACGGCAACAGTTTTGCCTGAAGCAACGGGCGAAGTCCAAGTACCGCCAAATGCCCAAAAGCTTGGTGCATTGGACAGCAGTTAGACAGTTCCCGCCGTTTCATGCTGATTCCATCAATTCTGTAGAACACGCTCACAGGGTCAAGATCAAGGTCGTCTGTTTCTCCGTCCAACAAATCTTCTATCCGTTGCTCCATTTCAAGAGCAATCCCATTTACGGCTTCTAAACGCGGGTTCCAGTCGTTTACGCGGGCGGCGCTCGATAGTTGTGCACGGCTTACACCTCCATATTTTTCCACCGTAGCGAGGTAATCCCGGCGGAACCATTTCTTATCAAAAGCTTCAAGGACAGCACGCTCGCACATTTCATGATTGAGCGACAAGTACCTCTTTGTTTTCATATCCTTAAAGCCTCCAAACTTGCTGATGTTCAACGGATTTCGGTTGCCGTTTCAGGCCTTAAATCAGGCAAAACGGATTTCTACTACTCACCGCCACGCAGTCCCAAAAACTGCGGCCACGCTCTCACCAATGCGTCCGTATATCTCGAAACGCTCAGCTGCATGGTGTCGGTATAACATGATCTTAGTGGTCAAGCCACAGGCGCAATGAAACGCTTATGCCCTTTTGAGGGCTATTTATCATCAGCATTCCGGGGCACGCCGTTCCAGCTCGAGTTCGCCGGGGAATTGTTGCCATTCGCGCAAGGCAGGCCGCAGTTAGCACCGTCATTCAGGTTGCCACCGCGCCACGGGGCGTACAGACCCGCCGAACCGGGCGAATTAAACGCAGCCACACGCCGCTTCATTGCTCCATAAAATAATCGGCTTGCGCCGATGGTTCACCATCGGCGCAAGCTGGGAAACGTAAACGGGGGTTAGGGGGTTACACCCCCTCTATGTGCCTACGGCACATATTCACCCTCTCTTTTTACCCGAGCCAGCAAGCCGGGGCACGCCGCGCCAGCTCGAGGCCGCCGGGGAAACGTAGCCAAACGCGCAAGGCAGGCCGCAGTTAGCACCGGCAAACAGGGAGCCACCGCGCCACGGGGCGTACAGACCCGCCGAACCGGGCGAAAGAAACGCAGCCCGTACATAGGTGGAACCGCTGCCATTGAACTTTTCATACATCATGGCTTCCGCACCCAACTTGCCCAGCTTACGGATATAATGCCACGACCAAGTCGCCTTGTCGTTCAGGTCGAAGGAGCCGGTCTGGGCATAGTCCGAGGAGATAGAACCAACCTGCTTCTCACCGCTCTTGCAGGAGAACACGTCATAGTGCCAGTGGTCATCATCCACAATGCTGGCCTTCCACAGAGGGTCAAGCTGTTCGATGTAGGCACCAATCTGCATCTCGATTCCAGCCACGCGATACGGATATTTGCCGTTGGTCAGGCTCCCGCGGCATCCATCGCTATGACCCGGCACGCACTCCGTCGTGCCGGACTCCCACGGCATAGTAGATACCAGCATCGTGGTCGTAGTGTCGATGGGAGCATCCAGCTCAAGGTTAAGAGCCGCATACTCGGTGTCGTTCACAGTCACATTGGTAATGCTGGAAATCTTTGCCCAATTGAAGATATTGTGATTGTAGTCCGCGTTGCGGTCTGTCCCCGTATTCTCGCTACGCTCACCCATACACACAGCAGAGCCCACGAGGAAATTTGCCCCCTGCGCTTTCGTCACGAGCACACGCTTTACTCCAGTTTCCGCCATAGCAGGGCTGTACTGGTAATTATAGACCGTGCAGCCCTCCAGCTTGCCGCTGTTGCTCAGCGTCCAATGGCGCAGCCGCCACTGGGCCAGAACATACTGCTGGTCGCAGTCAGTCCACAGGGCATCATAAGCGGTAATCTTACGAGCCAGAGGGATAGCTGCGTTGGCGCTTGTCCACGGCATCGGGGGCAGTCCGGCGCCGCTGGTCATTCCGCCCTTGGAATTTTTGCCGCCGTAGAAAGCAGGATGCCATGTCAGCCAGCGACGGTTCTTATCCGGGGCCACATCGCCAGCCATAGGTTCATAACCGCCGCCAGAGAAGGTACGCCAACTGTTATAGATGTAGGCACCATCCTCCCACTCCTTCAGCATCAAGGACAGAGCGAAGCAGTAAACGGGTGCGGTTTCGCCAGAAAGGTCAAACCCGGTTTCACCCTCAACTGCCAGCACGTTCATGGTGCCATCTTCCAAGGACAGCGCATTGGCGCGAATGTACCATGTGAAAGGGTCCTCTTCCGACCAGTCTGCGGTTTCCGGGCTGGTGTCAGTCAGAAGCGGAGCCGCTTCACGCCCGTCTGCCAGATCATCCAGCGGGGTGCCGGTGTAATCACCACTCACATCATCACTGTAGAAGCGAACGGTGTAGGTTTTGCTGCGAGCGCTCTCTGCGAGCATTTTCGCAAAGCGTTCCAGACGCTGATACTTCGTCACGCCATCACCGGCAGACAGCGGCCACCAGCTCCAGAAGATTTCTGTGGTATTTTTGCCATCCAGCAGCCCGCGGAATGTTGCATCCACGAATTCTGCGCCGGCAGTACCGGCAGCAATGCCTGCCAAAATGTCATTTTGGCGTTTCATCTGAGCGACCAGTTCCAGACCGGCTTCATCGCTCATAGGATGACCGATAAGTTCCCATGTGTCAGCCATTTCTTATACCCCCTTTTAGGTGCTTTTCTTGATGAAAAACGACAGCCGGCCGCTCTCGTCCGGGCCAAGTGCATAGTTTGTAGCAGCAGCACTTGCTGCAGCCTGCTGGGCCGCAGCTGTCGTCTTGTTCAGCAGATCCTTCGATGTCTCGGCAGCGGCCTTGCTGGTCTCTGCACTATCTTTCGCCGCATCCGCAACAGCTTTTGTCTGACTATACAGTTCATCCAATTTTGCTGCTGATTTCCTGCGAGCGATCGCGTAGGTCAAAATATCAATCATATGCCACCATCCTTACATCGGGTAGAACTTCCCGGTAGAATCGGCGATATAGATATTGCCTGTGTGGATAACCAGTGCTTGCGCCCCCATCGGTGCAGATTTGATATTCTGCAGGTCTGCTTCATCGTCGCAGTAGTACACCGTGGCCGGCTGGGCTACGGTGCCATACTGCTGCATAACTTTGAACATAGAAACTCCTTTCCAGATTATAGCCATGCAACATCTGTAAATCTGATTTTTGTTAGAAAATCACGGAATCCGTGATTTTAACTGCTCCTGCGGACAAAAAAGGAGAAACGGCCATCGACATCCGGCCCGAATGCAAAATTGATAGATGCCGCCGACCCTGCCACCTGATTGGCAATGTCCGCTGTCCGGTTCATGTAGTTCAGCGCATTTCCTTCGGCAGCTCTTGCGTCTAATGCACTATCCCTCGATGCGCGCTCACTTGCCGCCGCAGAAGACGCATTTTCTGTGGAGATTCTTTCGGACTTGCTGGCCGCGATTGCGCTGGCATTTGCCGCAGATGCGCTCCGCGCCGCAGCCTGTTCCGATGCGCTGGTATTGGCAACGATCTGCTTGATTTCTTCCACATTTTTCAGAATTGCATCTGCCACATCATCGCGGATTGCATAGAGCAACCGCCATTCATCATTACCGTCCAGGACGTATTGCGCCGCCATTTCGATGCAGTATGCCTGACTGGCCGGCTTTGCAAATTTTTTGACCTTGTACGATGAACCCGTGCTTTTGCTCGTAGGCAGACCTTTGACATCTTCCATCGTGTCCACATAGAATGAGTACCATGCCTCGGTTTCGGTTTCCAGCAGGGTACTCGCAATCAGAATCGCCATACATTCTCCTTTCAGCCGATTCCATTTTCATCAGCGAATTTCAGAAGGGCTGCTCTTTCGATTTTAAGAAACTCTTCATAGTCGGCAGCGGGAAGTATCTCGAGAGCATCATCTTTTGGCAGTTCAGCCTTGATGGGAAGGCAATCTCCTATTTCGATGTACCGCCGGTTGTGATAGTATGCGCTTGCAAGAACGCGGGCTTTATGAGCCCAGCAGATGCCCGTAAAGCGTTTATTGGCTGTGCCGTACATCTCATAGTTCAAACCGGAACACCAGCCACAGCCGGCAGATACAGGGCAGTCAATACACTTCTGCTCAGACTGTGAGGTGAGGGTAATCGCATCGAGTTCTGCTTTAGCCTTGCGTTGGGAATCAGTGGTATACAGACCATCATAGACGCTGCCGAAGCGAACTTTCTTCGACTTTTCCTCGCCAATACTAATGGGTGCGTATCGAATGCAGGGGTACGCAGATCCATCAGGAGCAAACGATAGCATAGAGCCCGTGCCACCACAAAAGTTGTGATTGTCTTTAACTCTCCCCCCTAAGAGGCTGTCAAAAATTGTGACCAGCACATCCAGCCTATTGTTCACAATGTAGTTAGCCACAATTTTCAATTGGCTGTACAAAACATAGCCATCTGACGGATTATAAAGAGGCTCATAAGCATAGTTACAGGCAATGCTGTCGCATCCCTCATTCAGCATCATTATGATGCTATCTGCGATATACTTGAACGAACCGGGAACAAAAGTCATTTTCGTTGAACCGTTCCAGCCGTACTTTTTACTGTCCTGAAACGCTTTCCACGCCTTTGCGAAGCTTCCGTTTCCATGTTCATCAAGTCGGTACATATCATGAAGCTCCTGCACGCCGTCAATGCTGACGGTAACGGACATCATTTCATGATATTTCTCAAAAAGGTGCTGCGCTTCAGGACTGAACCACAGCTGACCGTTTGTGGCAAACGAAATTCTGGTAAACGGCGCAAGAGGGATACTGCGTTTCCAGCATTGCTCAAACCAGTAATCGCAGATGCATTCAATCAAGGGGGCTTCCAGCAAAGGCTCTCCCCCGATAAAGTCAAGAACAACGGCTTTTGTGTCTTGGTTGACGAAGTCAGAGGTGTTCTGCTTATACAGATCCAGCAGATAATCAACGATTCTTTTGCCGGTTTCGGGAGTCATACTCTCCGCTCCTTTGTGATGCTCGTAGCAATACGAACACCTGAGATTGCACCCGCTGGTCACCTGAAATGTAACATTGCGACAAGCACTTCGCGTTTCAGGTAAATCACGGCAGTACAGTCTCTGGACAGAGTTTCCGTAATCCTCAAACCGTTTGCTTTTCAAACAACTGCACCTCCTTCCGTCCAAAGTCAAATTGGTATCCGTTGAAAGGTTCACTGCTCAAATCGATGTGGTTTTTCAGTACCGCGTTCTGCGCCATCTGCAGTTTCATGTGGGCCATACGGCACAGTTCCGCATAGTGCATGATAATTTCCTTTGTATCGGAGTTTGCTTTGGCGTTCAGTTGGCGGTTGAGTACTGCCATAATTTTTTCGTATGAATCAACCTCATAAAATGCCCGTTCCACAGTCTCGCTTTCGACTTGGGACAGTTCAATAATCTTCATGTTGGCATCCTTTCTCAGCAGGCATCAATCTTGGGAAGTCGCCCCACGATCTGAGTATACCGGGCCCGAATTTTGTTCATGGCTCCCATTGCAGAAGTAAGTGCCCGAAGATTTTCATTGAAGTTCAGCCGAAGGTAATCGGTTAAAGTACGAAGAACGTACCACATCGCAAAGATATCTGCATCCTCAGAGCAGGCATATTCCCCGGCACTCCGCAGTGTATCTCCACATTTCAGCTGCTTAGTGACAGGATTTGCGGAAAAATTGAACGTCCGTGCTGCCAAACCAAGGGCCAGAAGATTTTTGCGCTCTTCGGACGCGCTCTCAATTTTGCAAGCCTCCAGCGCCGAATCGATTACAGTCAAACAGTAGATAAACCAGTTATCAAAATCCGTTGCATCAAGAGCGCAAAGGGCTCCAACATAACTAAGACACCAAAGCAGCTTGTCTTCTCCATTGGGTGTTGCAGAAAGAAGCACATCCCAGTCCTCTGTATTTACCGGTTCCTGCTGAAGTAGTTTGATAAGCGGCAGATTGCGGAGGTATGATGCATCAACATCAGCATCAGCATTTTTTGCATAACGAACAGTCATTTCCATATCATTCTCCTATTACCACAAAAGTCCTCCAGAACAATTTCCTCCACAACTCCCGCTGCAGCTACCACTACAGCTACCACTGCAGGAGCCAGAGCAACCGTCGCAACTGGTATCGCAACTGCTCGTACAGCGCTCGCCGCAGTGCGAATTGCATGAACCCTTGCAACTATTAGAACAGCCCGATTCACAGTTCAAAAGGCAACCTGAACCCGTGCAGGTTTCCTGACAGTCACTAGCGCAATAGCTTTTGCAGTTCGTGGTACAGTTACTTGCACAGTCGTCTGCGCAATTTGCGCTACAGCTTCCCTCACAAGTACTTGAACATCCATCACAACTACCAGAACATCCTCCCTTGCAGGATGTCTTGCAATTGTTAGTGCAGTTATCCGCACACGTCTTTGTACAGCTTCCTGTGCAACTACCAGTACAAGTGCCTACGCACGTTCCAGCGCATGTACCTGTGCAACCGCCAGCACAACTTCCCCCGCAGTCATTGGCACATGTCTTCGTACAGGTTCCTGTGCAGGTGCCGGTACAGCTGCCAGTACAGGTGCCTGTACAGGTGCTGGTACAGTCGTTGGCGCACGACTTAGTGCAGGAACCCGTGCAAGTCCCTGTGCAAGTGCTCACACAAGAGCCGGTGCATGAGCCGGTGCAATCATTGGCACAGCTTTTTGTGCACGAGCCGGTACAGCCTCCCGTACATGAGCCGGTACAGCTGGAACAGGCTGAATAGCAACCCGTAGTGCAGAGCCCCGAGCAAGCCCCGCCGCAGCCGCTGGATGTTGCAGTTTCAGAAATCGCGCTCAATTGGCTAAGCAGTGCAGCCGCCCGGGTGAGCACATCTGCAGCAACCTTGGAGCCGTTTTCCGGTGTGATAGCGCTTCCGGTAATCGCCGAGATAGGCTGTGTAATTTTCTGGATGTGCTCATTGGTAATTTGCCTACCGGCCGCAGGGGCGACAGAAAAAGAACTGATATAAGCCGCCATGCTTCCAACGCTCTGGCCCTGTCCTGTCCCTTCGCTTTTTCCGCGACGATTAAGTTCAGCGTCCAGCTGTTTTTTAAGTTCTGTGTAGTCGGCCGAGTAAACCTTTGTGCTTCTTTGAGCCATCACACACCACCTACTCTCACCTTCACAAGCCGCAGATCCGTGCGGTTATCACCCTCACAGGCGTATCCCACAATTTTGTTCGCCGGGTACGATTCGCACGAGCCGACCGCGCGCCCAACGCCGGGCGCGCTGGACAGAACGATGTAATCGCCCGTATGGACAGGTCCAACCACTTTCGTGTGAACACGTCCTGCTAAGGACACCGGAATAAAATCGGGCAGGTTTTCCTCAAGGAAATCCTGCCCTTCAACCACTTTATTTCCACCAATGAGCATAGCGTACTCATCCGTGTGGATGCCTGCGATACGGCTAGATAGGTTCGTGGCCTTGATATACCGTTCCATCTGGCTCCCAGTATCCAGAGCGATAATATCACCGGGTTCGGTCTGCTCGCCACGCGGCATGAGCTCCGCATAGTCGTTGTAGACCGCATCGTAGACACGCTGCGCGGAAATATCACCTGACACCGACAAAGACTTAAAGTGTGCATCACCTGCGGATGTCACATAATGTACCGTGCCGTTTGCAAAATACACCGTTCCGGTGAACGTGCCGCCCACATTGCGCATTGCGCCAAGGTTTTTGCAGGCATCAGCGGAGGTGCCAGAACCTGTACCACCGCGTTCAATCGGAAGGTTTCCGCTTGTAATCTGGCTTGCAGAATGTTCATGCGTAGACGGTGCAAAAGCATTCGCGTGTTTACCATCAACCGTATCGGCATCACAGCCTTCCATCAGCCCGTATGCAGCCAGCAGGGCCACAATCTGTTTCGCCGTAAAATCGCTCTTAGGCAACGCGCTGTTTGCCGTTCCCTTAACGGTAGACAGGTCGGAAATGGCCTGATTCAGCAGGGCACTCAAAATATATGTAACCATGTTGAACTGCTGGCTTGTCGGCTTTCCGTTCAAACCGCCGACAATAGAAGCCCAGCCGCCTTTCCAATCCTCCAACGAAATGTCTTGCTTCACGCCAGACACAGAAAACGCCGCAGTTGCATAATCTTCAAGCGCTCCTGCACGACCTTCTGCCATAATAAATCACCCCCAGTTAATTGATGGACTGTGCAAACATTCCCTCGCCGAAACCTGCAACTCGCGGATTGAGATCCACAAATCCAAAGGTTTCTGCGTCCTCGGTCGAGCAATCCACGCGAACTTTTACTCCGGCCGGGCGTACAATAAGGTCATGCGTTCCCAAAATAGACATGACCATATCAGAAAACGGTGCCGAAATCGAAAGGAAGATTGTCGCCGGAACATCTCGGCGTTCACTATAAACCACCTGCGTTGCTCCGAAGATGATTTTGGTTGCTTCAATGATTTCATCCGGCGTACAGCGGCAGGAATTGACAAAAGCCTTATACTTCAGGCAGACGCGATAAATATCGTCATTATCCGCAAGTTCTCGGCTTCCAATCATTGCTCCAGCCTGCTGGCGGGTCAAGCAGACCAGCTGTCCAAGCCGGTCAAGCCAAACACCTGTGCAGCTATCAAAATTGTTCAGATTTTCCAGACCGCCCAGAAACAGAGAGGCGTTTTCATATTCCGGCGCAACGGCCCAGATGATGCCATCAAGGTTTGACATTTTTTCAACGCTGAGAGGTGTTTCTTTCAGAACTTCGTAGCCCATTAGGATACCCCTTTGCTGGAAAACTGCAAAATCCATTTCCCGGCTGAGTTCTTTCGATAGATTGCAGGCGGGGTTATAATTCTGGCAATGCTTCCCATTTCGCAATCTTCTGGTAAATCCTTCAGATCATCTACGGTATCGCAAATATAGTCCCCCAGTTTGCTCTCTTCGTAAGACTCCAGTTGAAACTGCATCGGCAGTTTGCCATACATTTCCTTATAAGCGTCAATCATGCTTTCACCACCCGGATGCCGCTCATGCTAAGAACCGGCTGTTGGTTGATTTCAACCGGGACAATGCCTGTCAGCATAGAATTATCGGCAACTCCTTCAATGTCCGGTTTTTCGCTCAATAAGCCTCGGATTTCGACATAATCAACGCCGGACACGCTTTCCATGATGGGGCGGATGAACGTTTGCAGGCGAATTGTTGTGCCTGCTGAAAGAATTTCTTCCATCAGCAGGGACTTGATTCTCGCCGCATAATCATCGTCCAGCCCGCCAGAACTCGTAACCGTAACAGAGAGCAGCAGATAAACGTCATTCACTCGAGTAAATTCCAGATACTGCCGATTGCCGTTAATGTCGGTAGCGTAAGCATAATGCTTCCCGTATGCACGAATGCCGCCTGCTTTGTTTTTCCAGATGATGTTGGCCACATCTTCATCGCTGCCGCCCTGGACAACAATTTCAATGCTATGCGGAGGTCTGCCCGCCGCATCGGTCGTATCGTTGTAGTTCTCGTATCCAGCCGCAAAGGTCACACCATCCACATCGCTGTACAGCAAGGAAACGATGCTTGCGACCGTGCCGGTGCCGCGGCTTGCAACACGGTTTGTGTAACTCGTTCTGGCCTCGGCATCCGTCTGGGTTAGTCGGCCCTTTATCGGCGCGATATCATTGGTGCAGGCTGTCCAGCCATCCACAGTAGTGACAATCTGCGTAATAACACCATCAGCCAACACATAGCTGCCATATTCCGCGCTTTCAAACTGGATATTGCTGGTCACTTCCGTAACCGTAATGTACTTGCACAACGTTGCCGAAAAGCTGTCAGCGGCGCCCGATGCAGTCAAAACGATTGAATGTTCTCCTTGATCGTCAGTTTCGTCCGAAACAGCAATGCCGAACTTTACCAAGGCATCAAAGGACTGGACAGCCGCAAGCATCTGCGAGTACGCATCGTCATACGAGGACACGGTCATTTTCTTTGTGACGCTGGAACTTTCTGCATAGGTTCCAACTTCTCCGCTTGTCGCATTGCGAGAAACGCCAAAATCAAACGTAAAGGTTCCTGCAATGCTTTCAATCGGACGAATCGCCAGCTTTCTCCAGTTTGCGCTGGAGATTATGGATGCACTGACCGCCTGAAAAGTACGTTGCGGTCTGCTGCTCGACTGAATCAAAGCGCCAACCGGAATGACCGTTCCCTCTTGGCCAGTACAAGAGATAAAATACTTAGTTTTGGCCTGTCCAATGCGGCTCACCCCGCCCACCTGCATCACGTTATCTAACGCAACGCCGCAGGCCGTATTGGGGAAAAGCTGCTGATATGCAGCAGCATAAGCCTCCCAGAGTTCTGCCGGGGCATCCGCAAAAATTGTAAACAAGACGTTCATCACGCTTTGCGGGTTCTCCGATGGGTCAACTCCGACCTCGTCTTTAAACCTTTTGCAGATGTCGGTGTAAATTTCATCCAGTCGGCGCATTTGAAAGCCCTTATCCGTCACTCCGTAGTCCGACATGGGACAATTCCACCTCGCTTTCTATTTCTCCTTCGGTGGTGGTCGCGGTAAAAGACGCTCGGAGCGTTCTGGTCTTTGCATCCTTTATAAGGTTGATGGTGCCCACCCCTGTTACGCCATCAACGGCAAGGATTTGGTCTCGCAGGGCCTTCTCGATCAAGGCTCGATTCGGAACCTTCACAAGGATTGTTTCAAAGTAAGGCGTGCCCATAGCGGTATTGAACACCCATTCTCCTTTGATCCAGCGCAGACGAATTTGCACACCCTGCCGAACGGCATCGATGATTTCAAAATCGCCGGTTTCGTTGATGTATAAATCACCATCAGCAGCAAGCGCAAGGTCTTTCAATGCCATTACTGCGGACCTCCTGTCTTTCCGTGTACGCCAGCATGGGTATGCGTATTCATTACGATGCCACCAAGTACCAGCGTGCCAGAAATGTTCACGTTTCCTTGCACCTGAATGTTGCCTTTGATTTCCGTATTGCCGGTAACATCAAGCAACGGAGTGGTAATTTTGGTACTGCCATCCGTCACCTCGATGTTAGAACCGCCTCTTTGAACAAAGACGGAACTGTCTTTCAAGGTTATGGTTGTGTCTTGCTTTTTCAGTTCGATGCAGTCTTTCTTGACCGTGATGGTCGCAGTCGGCGCAAAAACAACTGCTGCGTCCTCACTTCCGGCACGCTTAACCTGCTCGCTAGACGATGCAGGCAAGCCCGGCAGCAAGGTTGCGTTGGATAAGTCCCACTTCAAGTCCGTTCCAGAGCCGCCCTCTCCAAAAATAGCCACACATCCATCCCCGGAATGCACAGGAAAGGCAAACCCGATTGTGCCGCCTGCTCCGGTAGGCATCAGGATAGCCGTGCCCGAAATTTTAGGGTAGGGTACTTCCCTATCATCATCGGTCGTTACTTTCAAATCCGGCGTTAGTTCAGCTGTGAAATTTTCGGACACGTTACCAACCTTAGCAGGTGCCGAGGTGTGGATATTATCCCTCATGTACTGGTCGATGATGCTCACGACTGCATCGCGGAAGTCCTGATCCACGCTATTTCACCTCCACAAATTGCCCAACGCATTGCCAATCGTCGCCCTCCGTATCGCCAATGAACCTGATTTTTGACGCCCGGTAGTTTCCCTTATCCTCTCGGGATTCTACTTTCACATAATCGTCAATCTGAATATGGCCATTCAGGCAATACGTAACCTCAATGCCTTTCTTGGCCTTTCTTTTGGTCGTATTGGAACTCGCGTTCTTACTCGTTGAAGATTTGCTGCTGGTCGATGCAGATTCAAAGAAAGGCTTCGGTGAACCGATCATGCCGGAATCGGCCGAAAGGACATAAGCCGCCATCGTTAGCGGTTCATCCAGTGCGCATATCTGAATAATACCATTCTGAACACTCCAGCGAAGTTTGCTTCTGTCGCACAGCCGCCCGATAAGCGTCTTTCCTGTGCCAACAAAAGCAAAATTCTTAAAGTCGATCATTTTGGCCTTGGGGGAAAGTTTGACTTCACATCCCATTTCCTGGGCAACATCCCTGACGATTTTTTCTCCGTTCACAACGCCCGAATAACTCAGGCTCACCGTTGTATCTCGTGCGGATGTAAAGCTGTCCACAAACTCAATTGTGGTCTGCCGGTCCGCTCCGTTTGTTTCCGTTTCAAAGCACGTCAAAGAACCGCCCATAATAACGGGCAGGTCATCACCATATCCAGCGCGCAGCTCAATCAGGCAATCTTCCTGCTCCAAAAGGCGCAAGGTTTCATCTGCCAGATTCCAAAGTGTGATTTTCCCCGTATTAGAACTTGAACTATCACCAATTTCACAGGAAAAGGAACATCGGATAGCCCTCTTCGTTTTTTCGTTGGGTTTTCCGATTTCACGACCGACGGAATTATTTTTTCCAATTCTTACTCGGTACTGTCTATCCCAGATATCCATCTGTCACACTCCAAGCTGTCTTGCAGGAAGGTATAGCAGTTTCGCCTTTCCGTCCACAAAATCGTTGCGGCCAATTGTTTCCTGCTCCGTTTCAACGCCAAGGACGCCCGGCGGGCCTCCTTGGGTTTGATAGTAGAAATTCCAAATTGTCCCCGGCACGAGCCTCGCCATGCCGAGGATAATATTCATTTCTGCATCGTAGATGCTAAGCATCCAAAAACCGCCGTATGCGTTCCATGTCAGCCGAAGATTGTAATATACTTCGTCAAGGTTCACGCGCATAATGGAATCGTTTCGGTCTGGTACAGAGATCTCATAGTATTCCAAATCCATCATCTATACCTCACTTAAACAATCCAATGGCTTTTGCCCCAGAACAAAGAATGCTGCTGCGGGAAGAAGATTTTCCGCTATCGGAAGATTTTGCTGTGGAGGTGCTCTTCTGGCTCGCGCCAGTATTCTTTTTAGACGTTCCCCCTCGAGCATACTTTATGCTGATATTGGCAGTTTCTGTCGAATTGATAGACACCTGCTTCAACTTCAGTTCAATACGCTCGCTGTTGCTTTCCTCTTTGGGGAACGTCACACTTTCGATGCAGACGTTCTCATAGCTATCGCCTCCGGCCGTAAAGGTCATTGGCATTCTTTTTTCCCACAGCTGACGCAGTTCTTCTACTGCGCTTTGCACCCGGCTCGATGATGCCGGGTGCCGGTCCGCCCATGTAATCGGCGCGTTAGAAATCACAGCTGTGACATCAAGCGTCACCGCTTCCAGACAGATGTGGTCACTGGCGCTATATCCTTCTTCCGTTGCATAGCCCGGGATCTTGCTGGACAATGTTTCCGGGCGTTTGATGATAGCGTCAAACTCAAAATCTCCAAGTCGAGCGGGCTGTGTCGCTTCCATCAGGCATCACCTCCCGTAATTAAGCGCATGCGTTTCATTTTCATATCAGGTTTTCTCCTTTCAGTTCTTCGGTTCCATCTTGCCAACAGCCCGCAGTGTCCACTCCTGACTCTGGCCGGTCTTACCGTAAGCGCACGGGGCAGGCTTGGAAACCCATGCCTTGGACGCCGTGAAATCCGGGTTAGAGCCCAGATCCTTGATCTGCATATTGAAAAGGCCGCTGCCCGGGGTCTGCTTGTTATTGTTGTACTGCTTCAGCAGCCAGTTGTTTGTTTTGGAGCCGTACTGCAGGACCAGCTTGATTTCATAACGAGGATCATCCGGAATCGAAATGACCACTTCGCCATCTGCACCGGCTTCATCCGTCACGCCATCACCCTGCGGAGTAATGGTAATAAAGCCATCCTCCGTAAAACCAGACGCGATGTGAATGCCCATGGTGCACAGAACGTTTTTCGGGGAGTAAACGGTTACATCTCCACGCATTTAGCGGTTCTCCTTTCTCAGTAATTCAGTGTGCCGCCAATTTTCGCGGCGATCAGGGCACCTGCCAGCTGTGCTGTCCATGTCACACCGGTAAGACGGCGGCTCTTACGAGTTGCGGCATCCAAATCGGCCGCGCGCGGCACAGTGACGGTATATGCACGAGACGCTTCTCCATCATCAGAGGAAGCATCCTGCACAATGCCACCAGCACGCACGCCCTCTTCCAGGGCATCAATAACAGCATTCTGTACCAGCGCGATGCCCTGGTCGGTGTAGGGCACCTTGGGCAGTCCTAGGAGCAGGTTCAGCACCTTGGACTGAATCTCGGTCTTCAGCCAGTCACGGAAGCGGATGGTGTCAATCCATTCGCCGCCGCTCACCTTGCCGCCCTGCACCATGGCCTTGCTGCCAACGGTCGTATAGTACGAAATATTGCGTGCTTCCAGGCTTGCAATATCTGTAGTGGACAGACCCTGCGCAGACACCATGGAAAGCGACTTGAAGCACCACTGCTCACTGCCCGGGTCATAGGAAAGGAACCGGGCAGCGTAGGCGCAGTTCACACAGTCATTCTCTGCGGTCGCATGAATCACTGCGGTGCGCAGCATAGCATCCGATACCGGAGAGGACGAAATACCAGTAGTTTCGCAGACGCAGAGTTTTTCATTTGCTTCTGTCCAGTCCGCGATGCTCTGGTAAAAGTCCTCCTTGATGCCCGCCGGGCAGATGCAGTACCAGCCCGGCATACCAATGGCCCGGTCAAGGGTCACATCCACCTTTTCGGTGGAACCGCTGGACAACTTCTGCACCGCAATCATGACTGCAGGCGGCTTCGGCGACTGGCCAAACACCTTGCTGGCCGCGATGTACACAGGATCATCAGACGTAAAGCCGGCCCCTTTGAGGTCCTGCAGACTGGCATAGCCCGCCACATCAGGCGTAACACGACCACCGGGCGTTTTCGGCAGAGGGCCCATGATAAGAATGGTATCGTAGCCGCCATCGATGGACATCGCCTCAGAAATCTGGATATTGACCTCAACGATTTTGTCGATATTCACGTTGCTTTCACTCCTTTACTCATCTTCAAATTTCTTCTCGACTTCAACCTCATCAAACCATCCGGCTTTCATGTCCGCGACCGTTTTGGATGCCGCGCTGGCATGGTCTTCCGAATATTCTCCGTCAGCCGGAGCCAAAGCAGCGTACTCCTTCGTACTCTGCACAAAGTCCACATAAAAGGAACAGCGCGCCCTCTCTACGCCGGGCGCGCTGTTGTGGATTGCTTCAGGTGATCCGTCTGCGCATACCGTGATGTTCATGGCGCGCATTTTGTCACCCGCGTATTGGCTGTCAAAGAACTGAACAGCCTGCTCAAGGTCATCTACGGCCGTTGACAAACCAACCTTTTTCACCCCGGCGGCGTGCTCTGTCTTGCTCTCGGTGACCAGTTCAGCAGAAAACGGAATGTGCTTGCTTTTTTCCTGCCAAAGAATACCGTCCTCGATACGCTCAAACGAACCAACCTGGTCGATGCGTTCAAAATCCAGAACGACATACGGGAGTGGTGGGCGCACGGAATTGGGATAGCTGTAAATCACCGTGCAATGGGGGTACAGTTCCACAAACATGAGCCGAACCTTCTCACGACACTCAGCTGGTGTCATTGGCGTTCTCCCCTTTCTCGCCCTCAACGGCTTCAAACTCCGATATCCAGTGCTTCAGGATTGTATTTCCCCAGTAGATGGACGATTTACAGGCGTACCACTGCCCCATGTAAAGCAGGCGGTCACCGGTCATTTGCTTATCCGGTTCCGTAGGAAAAAGCTGGACATCGCTATACACGGTCAGAATGCCGGTCGTAGAACGGCCGGAAGCATCATCCTGATTGCGGCGCGTTTTGGCCTGTACATCAAGCGGAAGCTGCATATCCGAGTAAGTTGTTTCGGCCGTGCCACTGTCCCACCTGGTGCCCTTATAGCGGCGCACGGTGTACATCTGCTTAAAGATGTTCATTTCTTTCCTTTCGTGATAACGTACTGGCAGTTCTGACGCAAAGCACCCGTATCAATCAGGGGTTTCGTGGAACTTTTGCCCTCAATATGTACAGGCACCGGGCCTTTCTTGCCGTATTCATTCATCATCCAGCCGCCCTCGATGGTAATGGGCGCATTGGGGGCCCATTCCTCATCCTTGATTGCATCCTGAATCATGGACTTTGCCTGCGAACCTATCGCATTGGCAACTTCATCAGCTGTTTCCAGAGAGGACAATGCCTGCTGCGAAAACTCTGACAGTTCTTCCGAGTGCTTCTTAATGGTGTCCATAAAAGGGCGGGCTGGAATCATCACAGAACCATCTTTGTGGAGGGTTCCGTAGTGGTTCCAGTAGGCAACCTCGGCCAGCGATGTTTCATCGTCAGCCGCCTTTTGATCCGCCTGATACCCAACCTCTATGGTCACATCGGCCAGTTCATTCAGGCATTTCATCGCCGCTCTGCCCTCCGGGGTCAGGTCAAGACCAATGTCTCCAACTACCGCCATAGGGTGGGCCTCCTTATCGAATCATGATGGGCACGATATGTCGGTTTCGAACCGAAATAAACTGCAAGCCGTAGGAAGTAAGCTGATATTCAGCATCTCCGGTAGTCCCGGCAGTGCTGGTAGCAAAGGAAATGCTCACTCCACCTTCGGATACGCTGGCAAGCCGCCCGGTGTTCGCAATGGTTCCAAGAGAACTGTCACCATTGCCTGCCATTTTCATAGCATGACACGCCAAAAGCGCCACAGCCAGATTATAGTCCGCTCCAAATTTTTTCTGCGAAATAACCGGTGCTTGCAGACCAATCCAGAACGAAATGTCTTCGTCCGACATGGTCTTAAACTCGGTGCCCACCATCTTTACGATTTTGGTAATGGCAGCGATATCAGGCGCATCCATCAGGACTCAGCCTCTGCCGAAGCATCGGAAGCGGGCTCCGGCTCAGCCTTGGCCTTGCGTGCCTTCTTCTCCTGTACCTCCTGCACATAGCCCATATCAATGTAGAAAGGCACCGCATCCTCACAGGCTGCGTCAATGTCCGCGGTATCGCCCGGCAGCAAGGACACGCCGCCGATGCAGATAGGCTTTACAGAAATGTTTTTGATCTTCACGATGTTGCTCCTTTCTTACAGGCCATAGACCAGGCAAGCAGACAGCGGATAAGGAATCATCATGCCTGCATCGCGGCCCTCGCAGTTGATAACGATTTCCAGATTGCGATCCTGCGGCGCGTGCTGGAGGAAAGCCATGGGAACCTCGTGGGACATCTTGTCCGGGTCTTTGGTATACAGCAGGCCGATGTTCTTGCCGGTGCTGTTATAGTCCTTGTTGCCCTTGGACAGTTCGCCGGCAACTTCCCAGTTCTTAATCTGGGGAGTGTGATCCTTGATGTAGGACAGAACAGATTCGCCGGTGCCATCGATGCGGCGCAGGTTCAGGCTGGTGTACAGGTCGTTGGGCATGACCCAGCTGTCCGGGTGCTCCACATTCTGGGTCAGGGTGTCGATGTAGTTCAGGATGCCGGCAATGTCGGCCGCAATCTCGTCTGCGGTCTTGGATGCCCAGTCGGCCTTACCGGCTGCGCCGTTCTGCAGTGTATAGATGGGGATGTTATTGCCGGAGGACAGAACGCCGATGATGCCCGTCTTCTCGTCGCCGTGCCAAATCAGGTGATTCACCTTGACATCGTACACCCGGCGGGCCGCTTCAGCACGCGCAGAGTCCAGAGACTTCATAATACCCAGCACCGCATTGCGGCGGCAGGCACGCAGTTCCTGCACGTTGTAGCCGTAGCTGTCGCCGATGTTGACAATTTCCGCACGATGGGGAGTGCCCTTCACATCGACACGGGGCAGGTCACTGGCGTAGTTGGCGATAACATCAGCAAAGCCAACCGGCTCATAGCTGTAGTATTCGATATACGCAGCTCCCTCATCGGTTTCGCTGGTCTGAGGGAAGATCTTCAGGCCGGACAGCTCCGGGAAGTCCTTATCGTACGCCTTGGTCTTGACATGCGCCAGCTGCTTGGCGAAGAAGATGCCTGCATTGTCGGCTCCATCCAGACGAATCTTCGTGCCGGGGAACGGGTTCTTATATGCCTGGTTAATCAGGGAGGCACACTTGCCGTTCAGGGCAAGGCGGTCTTCCTCGCTGTAACCGTTGGCGGGGTCGAAAGGATTGTACTTAGCCATATTGAACCTCCTTAGATCTGCTCTGCGAACTGGGCGGGTGCAATGCCGTTCTGGGCCGCACCGATGAAGCGGGCCTTGACCGCCAGATTGGTGCCCTTGGTCGGGGTGAACTTGCCTGCATCGTCGCCGGTAATCACAAGATAAACCAGCTGACCGTAAGCAGGTTCCGCCTGATCGGCCAGCTGCACCCACATCTTGCCGGTCTGGCAGACATCCAGAATCTGGCCTTTGCGCAGGAGCACAGCACCATCATCGTCCATCTCCGTATTGGCGCTGTACATCACAACGCCCTCGAACTTCTCGGCGGTCGCGCCGGTTGCAGGAAGGGCGATGTCCTTGCCGGGCTCCGCACCCTGCACAACGCCGCAGCCAAAGAACAGCTTGCCATCCTCTGCGCTGTTCCGGCGGGTGACTGCATCGTAATTCGCACGGTCATAAAGCAGGCCGGGCATACCGCGGCTAGGCTCGCCGTAGTTCATCTGTACTGCCATATTGCTCATAGCTTAGTCCTCCTTCTCGCCAGCATGACGCTGGATCATACGATTGCGGGCCGCATCAGGGTCGTTCTTCTTGCCCACATTGCGGACTGCCGCATTTGCGGAATCAGCATTGAACACCTGACGACGCTGGTCTGCCACAGTCTTGCGACCATTGATTTTACCCTTTGCGATATCAAAAGCCGCGTTGATGTAGGCTTTGCTCTTGCCATCCAGACGCATACCCGGAATAACGGCATGCACGACCTTTTTCTTTGCCTGCATTACCGGCATGGACTCCATGCCATCCAGATGCAGCTTATCGCCCAGCCGACACAGTTCCACACGCTGGCTGACCTGCGCGGCAATGGATGCGGCGCTGTCATGGTTCAGCTGGTTGCTGGAATCGTCCGAGGTATCATCCTCATCTTCGGTAGGTTTGGTGTCGTCCTCTGCAGCATCAGCGCGGGCATTTGCGGCATCCAGCATAGACAGCAGGGTGTTGATGTCCGCCTTGGCCGGGCCATCTTCCATAGCATCACGGCGGGCGGTAATGTCTGCCAGCACGTCCGGCTTCGCAGGGGCGTCACCTTCGCCCTCGTCCTTGGTGGGCTTATCAGTGGTGTCACCAGCCGCCGGGTCGTTTTCATCGTCAGCGGTAGCACCGTTGGTGGCCGCAATATAGGCTTTGAGTGCTGCTTCAAGGCCTGCCGGGTCAAGGGCAGGAGCCGCCGCAGGAGCACTGGGAGCCTCGCCATCATCGGCAGTGGGCTTTGTGGTTTCCACAGTAGTATCATCGTCCTGCGTGGGGTTGTTCATCTTCTCGTTCTCGTCCATAGGGGGTGTACCTCCATTGTTATCTTGGCTGTCCATGTTCAAGCGTGCATCATCACCTGCGCGGGCGACAGCGACCAGCGCAAGGTGATTCACACGGATATTGGTCTGGATTGCATCATACGGCTCTCCATTCCATTCTCCGGGTTCCATGATAAGATCCTGATAGTACCCGACAGACAGTTCCCGCAGACCCGATGCCTTTACGGCATCAGGATCATCAATTACGATTTTTGCTCGGACGGTTTCTCCGTCCTGCTGTCCGGGAGTCAGGATTGTGCCCACACGTTCCCGGTGGGCATTGTCCTTGTCGATCACCTGCGCATCGTGGGTAATAATGATAGGCTTTCCCTCATAGCTTGCAAGGCTTTTGGGGTCAAACACATCTTCCGGCCTGCGCAGTTCCCGGCGCTCGGAACCATCTTCCAGATGGTACACAAAGATGCCTGTACGGGTCAGGATGGGGTTATCATAAAAATATCCCTCGGCGCTGTAATGCTCATCGACAGGTACACTGTCGGTTCGCATTTCGCTCCGAAGGACTAGCGGCGGGGTATTCTGTTTCATTGTTTTTTCTCCTTAAAGGCTACAGAATTCAGCCTATCGAAGTTAAAGACAGGTTTTGCAACACAGCGGCACTGGTAGTCCTCTCCGGGATTGCAATGCCGCCCGCTGTACACTTTGCCGTGCTTTGTCATGTACCACATGGCCGGCGGGTCATCATAGCGGAATTTCTGACCGTTAAGTTCACGGTGGCATTCACGCACACGTTCATCGCCTGATGAACTCCAGATATATTCCTCTACCCCAGCGGATTCCTGCCTTGTACGGGTCAGATTCGCGCTCAGAGTGCCCACTTGGTCACGCGCAAGAAGATTTGCTTTCGACTTTGTCACATCAAACCGGCGTTGAATTTCATTGGAAATCGCCGCCGGGGTGCGGCCTTTTGCAAAACCCTCAATAATGACGTTCTCCATATCATCGAAGCAGTCGCTTTCAATGCTGGTAATGAAGCTGACATTTTGCTCAACCCATCTTTTAAGCATCAGGTCGTATCTTTCGCCGAGAAAGAAATCATCATGGATATCCACTCCCAGCGTGGCGCGCACGCTGCGCTGCCATTCTTTGAGTTGCCGCCGGTCGGTGTAGTCAGCGCACCGGCGAACATCTCGTTCCAACGGATCGGTTTTCAGCCGCCGACTGAGCCGGTCACGCATAATGCGGAACCTGTTCTGGATGCGGCGAACCATGTCGCTGTATCCATCATGTCTGATGCTGTCGGAGCCGGTTTTCTGTTCTTCCGCAACGATAGCCAGAATTTCAGGCATGGATTCTCGCACAATCTTCTGCAGTTCTTTCAACCGCCGATTTTCGATTGCGCGCATCTTGCTTTCTGCCCACTGCGGATACTCCGGCTCGATCTTTGAAGAGCGCCCGGTCATGCCGGGCCCATTATTCTTCACAGGCATATCCACCTCTTTATCTTTCTGGGAACCATCTTCCCTTTGCAGGCATCAAAAAGACCCTGCATCTCCACCTTGATGCAGGGTCTTTGTTCTTATGGCATGCAGCACTTGAATTTTGACCTTTTGCTTACAGCGCGCATCCGTCCAAGCGCGAAGCGGAAGGAACGCGGTTTATGGCTCCGCGCTGGCTCTGTCATGGAACAGGCCAGAACACTTCGCAGCGGTCTGTTAGGAGCAGGGTCAGTGCTCCCTCATGCCATCGAGGTGCCGATTACGGTGTACGGCGGGTGGTGCTGGGGGTGGGGATTGAACCCACAGCCTGACGTTTACAAGTCGCCTGCTCTATCCTATTGAGCTACACCAGCATAAAAGTCGAGGGTACCGGGCTCGAACCGGCGGTCTGGGAGTCAAAGGCCCATGCCTTATCCAACTTGGCCAACCCTCGATATGGAGCAGTCAACGGGGCTTGAACCCGCGGCATCCTGCTTGGAGGGCAGGCGCTCTACCAACTGAGCTATGACTGCAAACAAAAAGAGCCTTTGCGAGGGACGCTTTCACGTCACCTGCAAAGGCTCTCAACGCCAATATTTTAGTCAAACACCTTTTTGCCTTCGGCAAACTTCTTTTTAGCTTCGTTCAGGCTGATGCGGTTATAACCGCCGCGATAATCAGGATCCGCTCTCTGCACGCCATCATTTACCCAGCCGCACACAGGGCATTCCTCAAAATCGTTGTCTTCATCAAAGCTATGCTGCCCACATACCGGGCAGAGGATTTTCTCAGTCATCTTCGATTCCTTCCAGTTCAAGCTGACGTTTATAGTAATCTTCCCCATCGTCAGGCTTGAACATCGTTCTTACGCCCTTCTCTGGGGAACCTTTTGCAAAGTCATTTTTCTTCGCGTCATACCGGCACACAAGGCCATCTTTTGTCTTGTAGCCTTTTATGCCGTTTCCGCACGGGCTTTCCAAAAGTTGAACCGCCCGCTTTTCGTACTGCTCCTTTGTCGTAATGCCATCGGGAGCGTACTCAGCGGCGTGAGTTCTTCCATTCTGCCAGTGGTTGTTCAGCTTCTGCTTGTTGGGGAAACCTTTCGCCTTGAAAGTGTTCGCGCCTTTTGCCGAAACTGCGTTAGAATTTATTTTAGCATGACTTTGAGAATCATTCAAGTCTTTTGATGAATTTTCCTCGCTCGATACATCTTTTGATGATGTAGAGCCGCCAGAACTGGAGAACCTTCCATCCTCATCGCGGTTGTGCTTGCTCTCGTCAAAATCATCCAGTGTAATGCCCAGCCGGTCAAGGTATTCTTTCACGCTTCTGAGAAACGGTTCAAACACAAGTCCACCGGGCACATCCTGTTTCAAAATCTGTTCAGGGGGCATCCATGTAGCCGTGAACATCTCCTTTTGGTCACACCGAGGAACGCCATCGAAGCCATTGACGAGATAGATCTGAACGGGAAGCACCTCATCCGGCTTGCCCTTGCAGTTGCCGAGATAGGTAATATCTCCCACGTCAATATTGAACTCTTCCTTTGCTTCCCGGCGGAATGCCACGCTCGGCGTTTCCCCGGGTTCGATGTGACCGCCGGGGCCGCACCAGCCTTGCCCATCGGAGCGTTGGCCGCAGAGGATTTTTCCATCATTCAGAACGAAGCCGGCAACGTAACCGCAGTCACCTTCATCCGTAACCAGGTTGCCTGCCGCAGGCGGGTTCTGCGGATTGGTCGGCTGGGGAACGTCAGCCTCGCCCAAGCCCCAGTCCTGATTAACATCTGCTTCCGTGATGATGTTTTCAGGGTCAAACTGTTCATCCTGCGCCAAGGACTGGCGAACCTCGGGAATTTCCAAAATACCAGCCGTAACGTATGTAGATACAGTCTGTGCTCTGGTAAGCTGGGCCGCGGCATTCGCCTGGTCCTGCGTAGCCTTTTCATCATCAGACAGGCTCCATGCGCTCTTGTAGGTGATAGTGTACTCCGGCACCTCTTTGATTTCGCCGTTCCACACCATTCCGCGCAGAATCAGTTCGACCAGCGTGCGGGTGTTGTCCCGGAGGTCGCCAGACTGGATGCCGGACACGGCTTCCTTATAGTTCTCCATGTCCCCTTCGCCGGTGGCATTTTCACCCGCTGGGGAACGGCCAAAGAGCCTAGTCTGCGGGATATGGCTCACAGCAGACAGCATTGCGCAGGCATTGTCCAGAATGTCCTTAACACCAGCCACAGACAGGGATTGAATGCCCACATCCTCGCCATCTGCATCAATAAAGACCATGTTCAGCAGATTGCGGGCAAGGTCAAGCATTTCCATACGCTGAAGCACCGTATCGTCACCGTCTGCCGTAGACAGAACGTTGGCAAGGTTCTTCATTTTGTATGTTACCATCGACAGCCGTTCCAGCAGTCGAATGGAGTAGCCCGGGCCGATACTGGCATTCCGCAGTTCTTCACGGATGCGCATATACTCCGGAATGCCCCATGTACGGTAGAGGTTGGCCATCGTGGAGCCTTCGGGGATCTCCCCGTTATGGAATATCAGGCAGCGGGAAGAATGCACCACATAACTGCCGTACACGCTGTTCACCTGGTAAAACTCCGGGATGCCCGTACCGCCTTTGCGGTAGTTTTCATCGTCAGGGTTGTTCTCATAGCCGTTGATCCACAGCGGGAACACCTCGTTGCGGCCGTAAACCAGCAATTCTGCCACGCCGTGAACATCCCGCCAGTTCAGCGGATCCTGAAGAAGTCTGCCATCGTCCACCAGCATAACAACAGCGGAGCCACCGAACAGACGCGCCCATTTCAGCGCCTTTGCAAGTTTGCTTTGGTAGTGAATGCACCTTATACCCACAGTTTGGTACGTTATGGGCTAGCATTACCGGAATCACATTGCACAGGCCGTACCCATACAACGTTCGCGGGGTCAGTACATCAATCTGACGCTCCGGCACCCCTGCAGCTATGAGCGGCGGCACCAGCCAGCGGCAACACCCGAAGCGGAGTGTCGGTCGCTCACTGGCAAGCCGCTTGATGGTTCGCTTCTGGAAGTGATCTGAGTGGATATGCGTCAGAAGCACAAGCTTCAGTTTCGGAACATACGGCTCCAACGCCTTATACGGCACGCCGCAGTCTACCAGCACAAAATCTTCCAGAATCGTGGCGTTACCATCGCTGCCGGTGCTGATAATGTTGTACTTGACCATCAGAGTGCAGCCAAATCAACGGCTTCCTCAACGGCATCCGCTTCCGGCTCCGGCAGGTCCATCGTTTTGGCTGTCCGCTCAATTTTAGGCGGTTCCTGCTCGCTCTGCCCGGCATCTGCATACTCCGCAGCTTCCGGCAACAGGCCACTGCCTGTGCTGTCCGGCATCATAACGCGCCCGTCCCGCTCATAAGCCGTGGTCATTTCGGCGGTCATGATGCCCCACTTGGAAATCAGCTGACGCAGCATTGTCTTTTTGGACATCGCGTCAAAATCCTTATACCAAAAGCTGGAGTACTTCCACAGTTCGTCCTGCGGGATTTCGCCGTTCAGCAGCTTCTTATATGCTGCTGCGCTGAACGCCTGACTGTACTTGTCCGCATGAGCCATCATCTGGTCTGCGGTCCAGTACAGCGTTTTCTCAAAACCGTTAATATACTCGAAGTGTGCGATATAACCCACCGTCGGCATTGCTGCACGCTTTTCAAAATCTTCGATAAAGTGCATCTCATGGAACCGTTCTTCAAACGGATCCCATCCGCTCAGTTCCCCGGCCTTGACCTCCAGCACATTCAGGCGCTTATATTGGCCAGTCCGCAGTGCCAACTGGATATAGCCCTTATACCCCAGCACAAACTGCGCCTTTACGCTTGCAGGCTCAATCACATTGCCCTGCCGGTCACGCTTCGCCTTGGACTTAAAGGGCACCAGATAGAATTGACCCAACTGGGGCGAAGGCTGCAAGAGCAGGCTTTCGCCCAAAAGGGCACCTGCCAAAATCGTGCCCGGGTTGCATTCCTGCAAGGCCGGATTGACAGCAACGGCGCTAGTGATATTGGCAATGAAGCGGGCGCCGCGCGCCGGATCGCCCAGCGTGTTATTCACGAGATTTTTGTACATCGGAGTCTGGATCGCCTGCGAAAAGCGCATTTTCTGCGGCTGCATTGCTTTAGCCATTGCTATTTACCTCCTGATTCTCAATGCCAATGGAATCCATGTACTTCTGAATTTCATCGACTTTGTCATTTACGAAAGACTTCAGTTCCCGCAGCTGGGTCAGAGTGCCGCGGCACTGGAACGTGCGTCCCATAAAAGCAAACTTTGCATTCATGACCTGTTCCGTGCTCTCCTTCTGGGAGTCCTCAGTCTCCTGCTCGTCCATAACGGGCGGTTCGGTGCCCATGGCCTGAGGCGCAGACAGTTCTTCCTCTGCCACATCCAGAACGGCCTTTTCTGCTTCTTGTGCCCGAAGCTGGGCTTCAAGACGTTGTTTCCGTTCAGCTTCCTCGCGGGCCACACGGTCTTTGCGTTGGCTCACGCTGTTAATGGCAACAGCCAAACTTCCGCACAGCTTATACTCGGCCATGATCTCCGGGGCATTTTCCATGCCGTTGATGCAGGCTACGTCAGCCGCAACCTTTTCCACATACTCCTTGACCTTGGCTTTCAGGGATTTCAGGCTTGCGGTCAACGTGACTGCAACGCCGACATCCTCATAGGTGACCCACTCAACGCCGCTGGCCTTGACCATCTCAGCAAAGTAATCCTTGACCTTTTTTTCCTTGTCGGCTTTCAGTCCGGCTTCTACGTCCGTGATTTTGCCCTTCAGCGCTTCATCTGCCGGGCCGTACACGTCCGTAACGCATTCTTTGTAAACCTCGTCGAAGTCCTCAAACGGCTGCATGATCTGCTTCTTCACGGCCATGCGCCGGGCATCCAGATCCTTGCGGTCACGGTTCAGCGCCGCCCGGCGCTCCTTGACAACTTTGAGGGTTTCTTCCGTGCAGGCCAGCGAAAGCGCCTCCTTGACGGACTCCTGAGCCTGTGCTTTGATGCTGTGCAGCTGCTCCTTGATGATAGGAAGCTGCTGCACCACAATCAGACTATCTGCCAACGCCGTGGTCTGATTGGTGGTAGTAATTTCCTTTTCCATGTGTACCTCCTGATTCTCTGTATAGAAAAACGGCAGTAGGAACGCTCCTGACCGCCGCTTCGTACCTGTTGAAAAAATCAACCGATTATGCTACAATATGGTTGTGTGTGGTGGAGACCTGCATTTTCCGGCTTGATGTTCCTGCATCAAGCGCCAACGGAATGTGTGGGTCTCTATCCATTTGTAGCGCGCTGGCCGTTCTGGTCAGCGCTTTTTTCGTGTGCGGCGAGTATATCCCACACCGAGAGCTGCCCTACAATCTGGCGCTCAGCGGTGATTTTAGGCTGTGTGACAGTCCTGATTCTGCGGGGCTTTGCGGGTGCTCGGAGCCGTTTTCCGAACTCCTTGACGTAACACTTCGCGCCGTACCCCACTTCGATTGCCGCCGGATCTGTAATGACCCTGTGACACCGAGCACACCTTGTCATTCTTCTTCTTTCCTCCAAAAAGCGCCTGCATCTGCAGTTCGTGCATCAGGCGGGACGCAATAATGATTGCACCAACAATGAGAATCCACTCCCCGCCAATTGCCCAGTAGCCGCGCCAGCGATATGTACTGGGCAGCTGCCACAAGGCCATAAGCCCACCGGAAATTACGCCGGCCAGCGTGTCCAGCAGTCCAACAACGACCCAGCCCATCACGGTCAAATGCCTTTCTTTGCGTTTCATTTCAGGTTTGCCCCCTTCATGTAGGTTTCGATCAGTGCCCACTTGCGAACATCCATCGGCTGGTGAACAGCATCTTCCAGTGCTTCTTCGGTTCCGCAGCGGTCACAAATCGTGATGCCCGGAACTTGACGGGAAAGAGCATTGCTGTGCAAGCGCATCTTCATGGTCTGCTTTCCGCATCGAGGGCACGGAAGTACCTGCGCCATTTCGGCGGCAGCATCCTGAACATCCCGATACGTTGCAAAAACTTCGTCCAGCAGCTTCTTCTCGGTGTGCATCTGAATCATTTGCGCCATCTTATGAAACATCCCTTTCTCCTTCCAGCAGCCCTACCATTGCGTTCCACACCTTGTCCGTGTAGGCTGTGCTATACGTGCCAGCAGACCAAGCCTTTTTGGCTCCGGTTGCGCCAAGGTTATAGGCCATCAGAGCGCAATTCACATTGCCCTCGTACTCGCTGAGATACATACCCAGCATATAGCACCCGGCCTGAATGTTCTGGCGGGCATCCAGCAGATCCGTTATGCCAAGTTCATCTTTGAGCCACCCGGCGTTGATGCTGTTTATCTGCATCAATCCATAATCCCCGGTAGAGCTGTGCGCCGCCGGGGTAAAGCCACTCTCGACCTGCATGACAGCATAAGCCAGTTCCAAGGGCACATCGTAGAGGTCGCACATTTTCTCCGTGTAGGACTGTAGTTCCGCATCCAGCGGCACCTGATATGTAACCGGCTCATACGGAACCGGGTCCTGACGAACGCATTCAACCTGCTCGATCTCGGCCACCACCGGTACCGTAACCAGCGTTTCAACCGGCGGCTTCTGCTGGAAAGCGAACGCCGCGGCGATGTTTCCGACCACCAGAAGCTGCGCCGCTGCCGCCGCTGCCAGCGGCACGAGCGTTTGTGCTTTCATCCTCCCGCACCTCCTCCAAAAGACCAAAACGTTCCATCGCATACCGCCGGGGCACCCGGCCGGGAAACGTGAGGTTTCCCCTTGCTTCCAGTTCCTGATTCATCTGCTGGATGTACTTATATGCCCGGGACTTGCCACAGCCAACCAGTTCCGCAACCTCTGCACAACCGATGAAATATGACTCTTTGCTCACGACTGCCGTCCCCCTTTCGAAAAACGCATATTGTTCATTGCCACATTCAGGTCGTTGGCCAAACGCATGATTTCGTCCCATTCGGCTTGCTCGCTCTCAGCGATCTGGCCATCTGCGGCGATTTCTACCATTGCCTCCCGCTTTGCACAGAAGCGCTGAACCGCCGCCAGAACGCCCAGCACGGCTTCCGGCAGGTCTTTCAACTGGATCTCAGGCACGACCCGTTTGCCGAGATCTGATGTCAACCGCAGATGCTGCACGGCCAGATATGGGGCTTGATACACGTCACACATGGCGCTCGCTACATCGCTGGGCACTGGACGCTGGCTCTGCTCATAGTCCCGCAGGCTGTCAACCGACACGCTCAAAAGCTGCGATGCTTTTTCCTGCGTAAAACCAGCAGATTTCCGCGCATTTTTGTAAATATTCTGGCTTTCAATCGCCATTTTTTCACGCCGTCCTTTCTGGTATACTTGAGATGTAGGTTAGCTCCGGTACGCCACCCCGCTGATGTTCAGGCACTTTTCGATTGCGCCCTGGACGTTCTCGGACGGCACCAGCACACCATTGACGACTTGGCTGATATGCGAGCGAGAAAAGCCCGTTTCCTTTGCCAGTTCCGTAACGGTCATATCGTCATGGTCGATCATGGCCTTCTTGACAGCCACGCACCAATCCGGCATCGTAGTCTTTTTCATGTTTTTTCTCCTTCCTAACAAAGATTTATCTAACAAGTGTATTGAACACTTGTTAGATTTCTGATAAAATGAAAGAGCCAGTACCCACCATTCAACGCGTTCCCCTGTCGTTAAGCGAAGCTGTCATGGGAGCGGCGCTATAACTGCACAGCATCCAACTTGCGGCTGTTGTCCGCTATGCTTTGCAGCGGCGCTTGTCTTTAGGAGGTCAACGTTCATGGTTCGTATTGCGTGGTACGAACGAACCCCTTTGCTGAGAGGTTCTGGGGGAACGCGCTGAATGGTAAGCGCTGTACCCTTTCACTTAACATTTGTTCTGTACAAGTGTATTATAATCCATCAATTGCAACGTTTCAAGCCGTTTAAGCATCAATTGATGGATTTTGTGAGGATACACAAAATGACAACCGAAAATTTGTATGATTCTATCGCCCTTGCGGAAAACATCAAAATTCAGGCAAAGGCACGCAATATCCAGCTGAAGGATATGTACGCTGAACTCGGAATGAGCAAAGGCGTTCTTTCCAACTTGCGAACCGGTCGCATGATTGCCGCCGACAGTCTGGCGCGCATCGCTGACTACTTGGACTGCTCCATGGACTTCCTTATGGGGCGCACCGTTGACCCCGCTGTGCAGCGTATGGAGTTAACAGATGAAGAACGCCAAAAGGTTACGGATTTCCTTCAGTTCATTCTGAGCCAGCGGAAATAATGCTCAGAGCCGCTCCGATGGCTCTATTTTGCGTTTTCTATTCTCCCGCATGGAATTTGCCGCCCGGCAGGATATGCGGCTCAAATCGCTTCTCTGTGGACGTTTGTTCGATTTGGTGAAATCAGCCATCAATGACGAAGTGCGCGCCCTCGGTGATAAGCACCGTACCGCGATGCTCGTCATTGACGATGGTTGTCCGTTTGCCGATGTACTCAGCTGGCAGTTCGCCCCGCTTCACTCGTTCAAGATTGTACGGAGATGCTTCCCAACGTCCCTTGTAGGACTCTGGGATCTTGCGCCACTCCGCTTTTGTGTAGTGACGCATCAGGTCTGCCCCCATTCTTCCTCATTCAGTTCCATCCAGCCGTAGGGGTCGCAGTACCACCAGCTGGATGCACCATCCTCGGTGAGCCGCACGATATCGGACACGCTCATGCTGTGGCCAGAGAAATCAACGGGTCGATCCGACCCGTTGAAGAGTGCGAACAGGCGAAGAAGCATCCTGCCCACTTCCGGGACAGACGGAATCTCACCGCCGTATACCCGGCGGTAGTTCTCCCGGTGGATGCCGCCCAGCTGTGCGGCCTGATCGGATGCCATGAACCGCAGTTTTACCTGCTCCATGGTGTCCTCTTTCAGCTGGTAGATCTCATACTTCATGTTGATTGTCCTTTCTGTGTCTTGAGGTCAAAAGTCTTTTTTGTATCTCGGATGCTGGGAAAGTTCATCCATGCGCTCAAGCGCAACACGCTGCCCTTCGGGGGACATGATTCTGAAATAGCGAAGAAGCTGCTGTTCCTCTCCGGACAAGCTGTTGTCCTCGTATTCCCCAACTTCCAACCAGCGAGCATCAACGCCCAAGGCATCGGCAAACTTTTTGATGGTCTCCGGCTTTGGATTTATGATATTTCGTTCGTACTGGCTAATAGTCTGCGGCGTTACGCCCATTTTCTCGGCCAGTTCCGCTTGTGTCACGCCTTGGCGTTCCCTCGCAATCTTGATTCTGCTGCCGGTGCTCTCTCCTAGCCCCATGGATGGAAGAAACGCACCAACCGGCATTTCAAGTGCATCTGCTATTCTTTTTAGCATTTCGATTTTCGGAACGATCTTTCCCGACTCGTATTTCCGCACTGCCGAATCAGCCATGCTGCATTTTTCGGCAAGTTCTTTTTGCGTCAGCCCTCGAATCTTGCGCATCGCCTTGATTTGTTCACCTATCGACATTCTTGTCACCTCCTTTAGCTTGCGGTGTTGGTTCCCGCGACCATCTTCGTGATGCCACGAAAATGGTTTCGGCCGATACCCGCGTCCATCATCAGGCGGGTTATTCTTTCCAGTTGCGGCCTGCACCAATCGATGCATCCCGGATGGAGAGGATTTTGTTCTTTCCTGTGCGAGTGCTGCGGAACTCCTGCATCGCTTCCCGAAAGGCATCGTCTTCAGCCAGTTCCCACGACTCAAAGTGGTAATACCGAATCTCGCCATCCTCGGCTTGATATTTAATTTCAATGTTCACGGCTCAAGCCTCCTCGATCTTCACGCACTTGATGCTGTTGCGAAGGTACTTTCGCCCCCGGAGTGCTTCACAAGCGGCGCACAGTTCATCGACCTTGCACCGCAAGAGGATGTCCTCGATCTCGCTGCTCCCCTGCCGGTTATCATATGCGGCCTTAATAGCCGCTGCCCGGTCGTCATCCAGCAGGATGTTCATGCAGGTCTCCCCTTCCTCGCCCTTCACGCGGCTGTCGTAGGTGAAAATGACATTCTTCATGGTTTAAGCTCCTTTCTCATAGCTTCCGAAGGTTCGCATACTGGCGAAACAGGTCCTGGATGTATGCCCGGTGGATGGTTGAGCAGAACCACAGCTCCGCGTTTCGGCCAGCCCGGATGGGAGGAATCCAATTCGCCATTGTAACAACATCGGAGTCGTACTCCATCGGCGACTGCTTGATGGTGGCGGCCAGAACCCGAAGCACACGAGCGATTCCGTATTTCGGAATCATCTCCTCGACGTTGAGACGGGTCATCTCACCGGCCAGAGCTTCGAGCTTCTTCCGCTCCGCTATCCACTCCGCCCGGCTTTCCGCCGGGATCGTGGCAAGCTGCTTCATGAGTTCTTTGTCAAACATCGTTCTTCTCCTCCTCAACGACCCATCCGGCACAATAGCCGGGATCACGAAGCCTTGCCTTTGCAAGTGCTTCATCGAACGTCCGGGCACGAACCCGGACAGGCGGCAGGTCGCCGCCCACAATTTCCCATGTGGCCATGGGTGCTACAAATCTCTCCATGTTGTGTTTCCTTTCCATCTAACAGGTGAATGAATCACTTGTTAGATATATTATAATCCCAGAATTATGGGATTTCAACGCATTATTCCCAAAATTATGGGATTCTATCTTTTGCACAGATTGGGGGTGCATTTTATGTTCACTTCTTCCCAAATTGCTGACCGCATCAAGCAAGCCGCCCATACGCGGGGCGTTCTGGTCAAAGACCTACTGGTTGACTGCAACCTGAGCAAGAATACGCTGTCCACCATGAAGTCAGGTGGCAGCTTTCCGCGAATAGAAGCTCTTGTTGCCATGGCTGACAAGCTGGACTGTTCCGTTGATTACCTGCTTGGCCGCACCGATGATCCTGTTCTTCATCAATTGGATTCGTCCTCGTCATCAGCCATATAACGCGCGCGCCCGCGCGTGATGAAGACGATAGTCTTCATATCTTCTTATTCTTTTTCTTCTTCTTTTCTTAAGAAGATGGGTTTTTTCGGTTTTTAAAAAACCCAATGGGTTTTCACATTTCACGCACATTTAGAAAAATAATCGATTTATCAAGAACTATCTTGCGTTCAATTTTGATATTTGACCTTCAAATTTGACTTTTCGACCTTGAATTTCACTTTTATGTTCGTGTTTTTCAAAACCCATCAAAACCCAAAAAAGCGAACGTAACCGAAAAAACCCATTCGGTTTTTTCGGTTTTTGAAAAAGGCGGGGTTTACACCCCGCCAGGAACCACCTTGGAGATAACGAGCCTCCCGGCAAATCGCTGAAACTTTTCCGGCGAGCGGAACAGCTTCTCGAAATAGGCTGCATCTTCTTCCCGCAGATCCGTGAAGTCCTCCGCCGAAAGTCCAACTACCAAGAACGTGCCGGCAATGATGTCGTAGGGCTTACCGTTTTGGTATAAGGCTCTGTTCAGTTCGAGCCCGCAGCACTTGCCCTCCTCATTGCAGATCAGGCCGACCGGGCGGCGTTCATCCGGGTAAATCACCTCAATATAGCCGCCTACGAGGCTCTGCAAGCTTGCAAGTTCGTTGGCAACGTTAATGCGTTCCGGGGCTTTGCCCGGCTCAATTTTCAGTGCTTTCATGGCTCAATTCTCCTTTCTTGCTTTCAGCGGTTCGCCATTCCATGCCACGCAGTACGGGTGTGCATCCAGATCAGTGCCGTGCATCCAGCCGCCCTGCACAGCCATTGCGGCTTCCACCCGGTACGATTCCCGGGTGCGGCTCCGCTTGACGTTCTTGTACAGAGCCCCACCGTGGGACTTCTGGAACGCTTTTGCTTCATCCTCGGTCTTAAAAAACTTGTTGCAATACATAGTCAATCCTCCTGTGTTTCAAACGTGTTGGTTCCGGTCATGCTATTGTGGTTCAGTCCTCCTTTCTGTTCAGCTGGTACCCAGTGCCGCGATAGCTGATGATGTACCGGTAATCCGGCGTGCGGAACACCTCAATGCGGCTCTTATCCACGTTCTTGATGCCCAGTTTCCGGCGAATGAACGGAACGGCAATCTTGATGGTTTGGGCGTTGGTCATGTCCTTATTCTGACGGCTCGGGCATTGTGCATAGCGGCGCATCCGTACCTTGCTAACGGCTTCCGCATCCGCTGCGGTGCCATAGAACTTTTTGTAATCGCCGTAACCATTCACTTCGTAGTACCGCTGGATGCTGATTTGCTCCAGCCGGTCATTCCAGATGGTGTCTGCGTGGTTCTCATCGGCATCCGGGGAAACGTGCTCCTTCTCAAGAACGCGACCAGCGATCAGCTCCACACCCTGCTTGTCCCATCCCTCGGTGAAGGTCCGAAGCAGGACGCGAACGACCTCAGCGCCATCCGTCAGGTCAATGTGGGCGGTCTCGCCCTGACTGCCGCGCATCGTTGCGGTGTTGAAGTGATAGCCACGCTCCAGATACTTGTTTACTTCGGCTGTGAATACCTTGTTGATGTCTGCATACGTCATAATCGAATCCCCCTTATCGAACAATTGTACAACCGGCGTATTTAAAGTTCTTTGCCGCCACTGCAACTTCGGACAGATGCTTTGCAAACTCTGCTACTCTCTCCGGGTTTGCTTCCGGGCAACTGGCCGAAATGCTAATCTGCACCTTTTCGCCTGAAACCAAGCCAACTTCGATGCACTCATCCAGCGTGTCAATCTGCTTTGTGAAATCATGCATCGCCCGGCTCAATTCGCTGTATTTTACTGTTCTCATTGTCCTGTCCTCCATTGGCTCTTGCAATCTAACAAATGTTTGATTGTGATTATATAATAATCCAACACTTGTTAGAGGACAAGACCGCAAAGCAAACATTTGTTAGATTTCAGCACCGTGCACAAGATTCTTAGAAGAAAGCTGGTAAAACGTATGACGGTTACAGTACAACGCATCGTCGATCTGACCGAACACTATGGCACATCAGGCGCTTTTATAGCGCGCCTATGTGGGAAAAGTCGTTCCCTGATTGCTGGTTGGAAGGACGGTAAGGCAACTCCAACGGATGCAGACCTTTCTATCATTGCGGACCTCTACGGGGTGTCCGTGGCCTACCTGCGCGGCGAGGTAGATGCCCCTGCATCAAACGTCAAAAATGCTATGCAGCAACAACTTATGGACAGTGTACAAGGCCTGACCGATGATGAAATGCGAAAGGTTATAGAATACGTTCGCTTCCTGAAATTTCTGGATGCAGAACAAAAGGCAGACCCCCAATAAGGGAGCCTGCCCATGCTGAAGGATGCGTTACTGCTCCTTCAGCTGCCCGATGTACTCAAGCACCTGCCGGATCTGTTCAGGGGATAAATCCTTGATTTCGTCCCGCAGAACTTCATCCAGCACTTCTCCGTGCTTCGGGTGTTCATCCGATGCTGCCATGTGCCATCACTCCTTCCCGGCTTACAGATAGGCCATTGAAAGAGTATGACATCTGTACTTTGCATTTCCAGCTTTTGGAAACATATACCAATGCTCGTGATAAAATAACAGGAAAGGTTATGGTGTGAT